AATAGTTACGCTATTAGATTCAGAAGTTGTATTTAATGTAATTACAGTTGGAGTATTTGCTGCAGATAAAGTCTGAGTTGTTGTGTCATAAAATGACCCGTAATAGCCCAATGCTCCGCCAGCGCCTGTGGCGCCTGTAGGACCCGTTACGCCAGTGCCTGTAGCGCCAGTACTGCCAGTGTTTCCTGTGGCTCCTGTAGGCCCTGTAGGGCCTGTAACGCCTGCTCCTGTGTTACCTGTAGAACCAGTAGCGCCTGTGTTACCAGTTAACCCTGTAGGTCCCGTTGGTCCCGTAGACCCTGTAGCACCAGTATTGCCAATGGCACCAGTGGCACCAGTATTACCAGTAGACCCAGTACTGCCTGTAGCACCTGTATTTCCAATCGCTCCTGTTACACCGACTGCTCCAACGGCACCGTCAAGGTTAACCGTCCAAGATGTAAACGTTCCTGAACCAACCGTTTTGGTTACAGTAAGGACTAATGATCCTGTACCTGAAGTGTAACTTGTAACGTCTCCAACAAAATAATTTGATGTGCTGTTTGCAACAATAACTGACTGCTGTGTTGAATAAGCAAGCCCAGTTCCTACGGTAATTGTTTTTGAACCGCTGGCTGGAAGTGTTACAGAAGTAGTTGATGTTGTCTGGTAATGGTCACCCATTGGGCCAGTTTGACCCGTAGCACCTGTAGAACCTGTCGCACCAGTAGGACCAGTGTTACCTTGAGATCCAGTATTACCTGTTGCTCCAGTTACTCCAGTTGACCCTGTGGGTCCAGTAGGCCCTGTATTTCCTGTAGAACCTGTTGGGCCAGTAGAACCTGTGGATCCTGTCGTTCCTGTGTTACCAGTGGATCCTGTGTTTCCTTGGCTACCTGTAGCTCCAGTTTGGCCTGTAGCTCCAGTAGGTCCCGTTGCTCCTGTGATAGATGGTCCAGTGTCACCTTTGACTCCTTGAATACCTTGTGGACCTAGAGGTCCTAACTCAATAATAAGAGGTTGAACAGAGCCAATATTGTATACGTTAGTGGCTAATGGTATCTCAACCGTAGAAATGCTGTTGACTGTAATTGACATTATTGCACCACACTTGAGGTTACAATAAACGCTCCTTGAATAATTTGATAAACTTCGCCACCAGGGCTTGTTAGATTCAAGCCGTAGTTATAATTGCCTACTGGCAAATTTGCTACTGAAGTTTGGGTAGCAGTAAGGGTAAGATTAGTTTGACCTAATGCGCCGTTAATAACGATCTTGCCATTAGATGTTGAAAGTTCAGTAATAAGATTGTTGCTTACATCACGAACCTGCATATCGGCTGTATAGCCAGTGAGGTCAACAGGAAGGTTATCTACCTTCCAAACAGGAGAAAGCTCAAATGTGGTCCCGTTTACAACCGTGATGTTATATCTGCCTGGGTTCACGTTTCTCCTTAAATAGTTGTGATGTTGTCGCCGTAGCCATTGGCTACCAAAATATCTCGCTCAACTTGGGTGATTGTATATTCATGCCCGCCGAGGTAGCAGTAATCTGCTTCTTGTGTATCTTGTACTCCTGGTGTACGGATTGAAACTGTTGTTTGTCCATATACCAAAACAGTATTGGCACGATTAATTCTGTAGCGCCAGAACAGGTAACCAAAACCTGCTGGTCCTTCTTGCACCGTAGGTGGATTGAACAGATATAGTGCCATTTTTCTCCTTGTTAAAGGGTTAAGCCCCCTTAGTTTTTACTTAAGAGGGCTTAGCCTTTACTTAACTATTGGTTAAGCAGTGTGAATTGAAGATGTTGTTTCAATACGTACGAGTGATGGCTCACGGTAACGTGCCCATCCTAGAACGCCGTACCATCCGATTGGACGGAAACGCATCAACTTATCAACAATTGGTCCGAAGATCACATGTGGTTCTTCAGCAACTGCTTCAGCAAGTGCTTGCTTACCAGCAACGAGAGTACGGAATACGCGTACGCCACCTGTGCCGTAGGTCCATGCAGAACCGAAGGTTCCTGAACCTGCAGAAGCACCAGTACCGTCAGCAGCGTTGAACATACGTGGAGACTCAACAAACATTGCGCCTTCGTAAGTTCCGATTGTTCCTGGCCAGAACTCAGATGAGCCTGTCTCAGAATACTTGTGGTCATCACGCCATCCGCCAACGCCTGTTTCAGCGCGGAGATCGTGTGAAACTTCTGGGTGGATTCCAACCCAGTAGTATTCGCCTTGACGTGGGACAGCCTTGTTAGCGCGTAGCTTAGCTACTGCCAAACGGATGTCGCGAGACTTGATTGTGTCTGTTGAAGTAACAAGACGTTGTGTTGTTCCGTTGGTGTATGTACCAGCGTATGTTGAAACAACAGAGCCACCAACTTCAGCAATAGCATTTGTTCCACCAACGAGGGTGTTAAGTGCTACTGTGTCAAGTGAGTCAGCCATGTTGAAGGCGATGATGTCAGCGATTGCTGGATCAACGTCTGAGAGTGAGAACAACTCAAGCTTACGAGTTGCAAGTGAAGCGTTACCGTATTCTTGCAGAGTAACAGTCACAGGTGTTGTGTTGCCAAGGGCTACAGCATCTGGATCAACTGTCTCTGAAAGAGGTGCGGTAGCAGCTGATAGGTCTGTGTAGATCTGGAAGACTACAGAAGAACCTGGCATTGCTTGTTGTACTGGACGCTTGTCTGCGACATCGCGGACTAGAGGTACAGCACGGAGAGCGAATTCAACATAACGGTCATAGGCTGTTTGTACCAGAGAAGTACCAAGGGAACCAGATGATGTATCTGTATATGCGTTGCTCATGTGTCACCTTCTTTCTTAAGGTTTGTGCGGTTAATGGATTTTACTATCCGCGATTAAAACGACCTGAAGGATTGCCAGTCAGAGAATCAAGGTCTTCTTTAGAGAGAGACTTTGACGCAAGTTTTGCCATTAGGTCGGCATCCCGTGTAGGGGTACTTGCATTCTGAGTTGCGGCATTAATGCGTTGATACGCAGCCCTGTTAGTTTGTTCTTCTTCGCTGATAGGAGCAACTTCTGGCTCAGCCTTCTGGAATCCAAATACATCGGAGTTCTCAGTAAGCCAAGCGTCAATTTGCTCAGGCGTTTGTATATCGCCAGGAATGAACTTGGCGACCTTATCAGGTACGCCTTTAGAGGCCAATACATCCTTGACGCTACGGTTGCGTAGGTCTGATTGAATAGCAGACAATTGTTCTGCTAGTTCTTTCTTTTCTTTCTCTGCTCGCTTAAGAGCTTTGCGGAGATTAGCTGGACCGTTAGGATCTACTTGTTGAGTTTCCTCAATATCTAGATCGTCTTCGTCATCTTCATATTGGTTTGCCATGTGGCACTCCCTTTCGTTTGGTTGATCGCAGGCCTTAATTCATCCCAGGGGAAGGATGGTTAGCTCCTACTGCCAGTCTCAAATACACATACAGGATGCTGGTCTGTCCGTATGGAACCTAGTTATCAGGTAGCGCCTTGCGCTGTTCCTATTCCAAGCGATTGTGCTTGTGAGTTAGCGCCAGATGAACCGCTGAATTGTGATACTTCAGCCTGTTGCAAACGCTTTAACTCTGCTGCAGCTTGGGCTGCATTAGTTCCACCAAATGTTGAAGCAACAAGATTTGCACCTTGCTGTCCAGCAGTTGATGGGTTATAACGAGCAGCCAACTCTTGCGCTGTTGGCAATACGTTTGCTATGTTTTGGAAACCTTGATTTGCTTGGGTCTCTGTTGTACCAAGTCCAGCATATTGGGCTGCGGTAGCAGCATCAATACCAAGACCTTGACGAGCAGCGGCTGCACCAAACTTAACTGCATCAACTTGCTTTTGAATAACAGGAAGTGCTGCTGTTGGGTCAAGCAAGTGAGCCAAAGCATGGCTCTGATCTAAACCGTAGTAGTTCTGCATCTGTTGCAAGTATGATGGATCTGTATTAATCAATACATCCTTGGCTAAATTGACTCTGCTTTGTACTTCAGATGCTGAAACGTCATTGGAGATAAGGCTTGCCCAAGCATCTTTGTTATCATAAAAACCAGCAGGTAGCCCCGCTTGTCTAGCCAAAGTAGCATAAGTATTTTCAGTTGCTAGATATTCTGCTGGGCTGAGAGGTGCAAGACCTTTAGCAACACGACCAGCGTTACCAGCAAAACGTGTGCGATAGGCAACAGCTACTGGATCTTGGCTTGTTGGATCTTGAGCAATTAAACTAATTGTATCTGCGCCATAACCTTTTTTAACAAGGCCAGCAATTGCTGATGCAATTTCTCCGCCCAATCCGTATGCGTTAAATGTTGCAATAAGATTGGCTGTAGCATCTGCTGCTTGCGTGGTTGCTGCACCGCTTTGGGTTGCTGAAACATTGCCAGTGGTTCCGCTGCCATAAAGCCATGTATTGAATTCTGATGGGCTTACTGGCTTTCCATTAATATAACTTTGACCAGTGTTGGATGTACCAGAAGCACTATCTTGTACAAAGTGAGAATCAGGAGATCCACCTGCTGTTGAACTGCCGCTTGACATACCTGAAACAAGTCCACCAAGTGCAGTTGCTAACCCAGCCTCTGACTTCATAATTCCAGATACAAGTGCATTAATTTGCGCTTGTGTAGAAGATGTTTTTGCTGGAGTTACTACTGGCTTTGCGGCTGCAGCAGAAGATAATCCAAGTGCAGCTGCTGATGCTGCAGATGTTTTTGCAGGCGCAACAGTTGTTTTTGGAGCAGGAACTGCTTTAGGTGCTGGAGTTGATTTAGATGTCGCCATTACGAAGCCAATCCAAAGTTTTTGAGAACTTGTAGTCCTACATTATCCAAGCTCTTGCGGGCATTTTGTGTATAGTTCCAACGTGGGTCATTACGTAGGGATGTTTCAAAATCGTACAATGATTGGGTTGCTGGCTTACCATCTGAACCCTTGTAATTCAATGCATTTTTAATGGTGTCGTTGTATAGATCAATTCCGCCAACTGGAAGTTCTAGGATGTTAGACATTGATTGAATGTAAGGATCTGCCAATGTCTTAAGGCTAACGCCAGCCTTGATTTTATCAGCATATTGCGGATATAGATTGGCTGCGCTCTCACGCATTTGATTAAGTACTTGGTCTTCTGACATGGCATTACCAGCTACTTGCTCACCATATTGACGAGCTGTAGCATCTGTTAAAGGCAGTCCATGATTGCTAGCAAATTGCTTAAAAGTTGTATAGTAAGTTCCAGCAGGACCTTCTGGCATGCCAAGTTTATTAACTGGTGCCTTACCTGATAATAGGTTAGCCTTGACCGAATCCTCAATAAAAGCATTGATGTCTTTTTTGGCATTAGTCAATGTCTTAACGCCAGTAAGAATACCGTTATTATAGGTTGACTCTACGTATGCTTTTGTAGCACCAGTTTTTGGATCCTTGTATTGAGCCAAAGCTTGTGGCAAATAAGCGCGTAATTCATCAGGGGTAGCATCACGCTTATAGAATTTTTGATATACCTGATTAATATTATCTTCAATTGTAAGTACATCAGGAACATTTGTAGTTTCTTCTACGCGTGTATAAGTGCCTTGTTTTTTACTGGTCGCAGGCGGAGTGCTTGAAGAATTTATAACTATGTTATATTTTTTTAATTTGTCCGCAAGGGCGCTTGTTGTTGATGTCTCAGTTGGCATTACTTAACCGCCTTTGGTGTGAGGTACTTATCATAAATAAGATCTTGTGTAAGGAATCTGTCATATAAATCACTAAAACCAGCATCGCCAGTTTTAGGATCCGTTAGGGTTGAAACCACTGAATCGTAAATATCTTTGATGTCTGAGTTTGCTTTTGCTGTAATAGTTTTTATTTTACGTCCTGCTAACTCCTTGGCAATTTCCTTGCGAAGATCCAAGTATACACCAACTGATTGCCAGGTAGGGTTCTTAGATGCTGATTTCATAAACTTTTCATCAGCAAGGATTGCACCTAAACCTTCAATAACACGGTTGGTTTTTGAGCCATCTGTATCTTTGTAATCACGGTACCAAGCAGTTTGTTTCAATTGCCCAGTCTTAGGGTCAACAATTTGATTTCCTTGGGCGTCTTTTTCATAAGACAAAGATTCAATTACAGCATCCTTGACTTGCTTTAGATCTTCAGCACCCCTGGAATTGATGTTAGTTAAACCACGTGCTTTTACTGCTTCATTTAAGGTGCTAACAATATCCCTGTAAATTACCCAACCCTTTTTTGCTTCATTTTTTGCCTGTGCATCTGCTGCACTTTGATTGCCTAAAAATGTTTCTTGGCGAGATGGGCTAACTTTTGTATTATACAACCAATCGTATGATGCTTGTGAAAAGTTATACCCAGTAGGGTTGTTTGCAATTAATCCAACAAGTGCTGGCTCTAAACCGTAAAGTTTAGATACCAAATCTTTGTTTGTTTGAAGTACCTTAATTGCATCTGGGCTGGATTGAACACCAGTTTTATTTTGAGATAAGCTTGTGGCAAATTCAAAGAAATCTGGGTATCCAGTATCTGGATCTAGGAATTTAGCATCTGCAGTCATTGGGTCTTGACGACGCAATTCACGATACTTGTCCATATACAAACGATATGGACTATCAAATTTAGGTGAGAATGGAAGGATGAGATTAGCAGCCATGCGCATCTTATAATAATCATCTGTCATTTTTTGAATTTTATTTTCAAAATTTGATGGAACATCTTGACCATTTTGCCTGAGCTTGTGTGCCTCGGTATTCCAAATTAATTGAAATGTACGAGCGTATTCAGGAGATGATTGTCCAGCAGCTTCAGTTTGAGCACGTTTTATCCAAGCTGGCATGAAGCCATCAAGTAAGCCCTTGCTTGGACCATAAGGCAAAGCCCACTTAAACGCATCTTCTAAAGTTGGTTGATTTTTAACAATTTGAGAAATAGGAGTTGCTACATAAGGACCAACTGGGAACACGTCACTGAATGCATTTGAAGTACCTTTGTTATAAATGGCGTCCATGCCGCCACCAAAGACAACGTCTAATGACTTCTTTGGAATACCCATGTTGTCAAGAGACTCAAGGCCCTTGCCGACAAAAGGAATATTCTTAACACCCTTTGGCATTTGAAGCCAAATAGTGTCATTAGCAGTTGCTTGACCTGCTGGGACTTCTTTACCATTTTGATCTGTTACTAGACCAGCACGGTTAGGTGCGTTCCAAATTAGGTTACCACGATTAATAATGGCTGGGTTAGCAACTGCCATTTTCATCCAGGTCTTATAAGCGTTTTCTTGTGCAGAGAAAAATGGGCTTATGTATTTCATAGCGGCAGCAAGATTGCTACGACGCTCAATGTTAAACAAGATGCCCTTCATATCACGCACTGCTGTCTTGTGGGCAGCAGCCATGATGTCTTCTTGTTCTTTTCGTGTGACTCTGTCTTTTTGAACAGGAGCACCTTTGATAGCCTGGAATTCTTCTCTGTTCTTAAGACCTTCTAGTACATCAATACGACGCTTAACTTCATCACGATATAGTTTTACGTATAGCGGATGACGTGCCCAAGCGTCTTCAGGAAGTGTACCCAAAAACTTAAAAGTGTTATTGATAAAATTACGAATATGAATAATATCAACATTGTTAAGGTTATCCTCAAGCACATGCCCATGAATAGTAGGTTGTGTTGTTGGATCCTTAAATGCTGAACGTAGATCATTGGCTGTAATCTGACCTAGTTTGTTACGCAAGCCAGATGTAGCAGGTAGGTAATGATCCAAAAATTGATTTGCTTTTGTGACATATTCAGCTGCATCGTCAGACTTAAGTTCTAGACGACCACGTAGGTCACGACCTTCAGGAGAATTAACTAGCCAACGTGTGACGTCATCTAGTCCTTCACCTGGTTTAAGAGCAACGATCTTTTTAATGACAGCAGAGTTGCCAAATTGACGATTAAGGGTTTGCGCCCATTGATCGTGGTATCCAATGTCTTCTGGGTAGACAGCGCCGATACCTTTGCTTGAAACATTCTTGCCAATAAGGTCGCTATTGCTATCAACAATGCGCTCAAAAGAACGAGCAGATGAAGTCATGTTGCGGAACATAGGTCCCAGTTTGCCACCAAAAGCATCGTCAATTGTGTAGACATTTCCATCTGAACTCGTATATTCAAATGAACCACTACCAATTTTTTGCTTTGGTAATGCGCCTTTATTTTTATTAAGAACATCTACATAATGGTCATAGACCCCTTGCTTTTCGGCACGGAGCATTTCAAGGGTATTGACTTGAGTAATAAGGTTTGTGTTGTTTGGGTCAAGAGACAATTTTGCCTTTGCCGCAGCAATTTCAGCGTCAGCTTCTTTTAATTGTTTTGTTACGACAGCACGGCTTACTTCTACGTCTTTGAAAGTTCTTGCTCCGCCTTTAATATTGTAATTATCAATTAAACGATTAGCGTCTTTTTTTGTATTAAATATAATGTTTTTAAGCCCAGGCCCAAGGTGTTGCAAACTAGCCAATGAGCCAACAGATGAGGCAATACGTAGCTGAGAATCAAGACCGTTACGAAGGGTGTATCCAAGACGAAGCAATGCTCCAGCCTTAAATAGATCCTGGGTAAGATCTGCGTAGTGAATGAATGTATCTGCAGCACGACCAGCAATTACCTTAATAGGGCCAATTGCTTGAAGCGATGCAGCATTACGCTTAAGAACTTTGTTAAGCAAATCAAAGTCCATGATTGAGGTATGGTCCATAGTTTGAGATTCAAACTGAGGAACCTTGATGATGTCTCCACTTATTGGATCAATCATGTAACCGCGATCCTTGATTGACTTAAATGCTGATGTGCGAGCACGTTTGAAATCGTTGTACATTTGATCAGCCATGTCAATATCAATACCATGCATTTGAGCCATAGCACGAGATACTGTGCTTTCTAGGTTCAAGATTACATTGGCTCTAGACTCAGGAGTGTTTGCTGATATATACTTATCAAGTAATCCTTTTGCACCTGTCTCATCAATAGCACCAGTCTTAGTAGCACGATCAAGAGTTGCCATAACTTCTTTGTAAGAATCGGCATCATTAAGATCAATTACGCCAGCAGGGCGCTCACCAGCAGCCCATGAAACCTTTTGATACATTCTATGGAATGGTGTTGGTTGAAATACCTCAACCTTTGCATTGCCAGGTGTCTTGTCATAGTACTTTAGTGAACGAGAGTTAGCAACAAAATCTTCAAGTGGTTGAGACAATGTTCCAGCGGTACGACGAAGTACTCCGCCACCTTGTCCTAGTTCCATCATTTGAGCAAAACGTTGATCGTTTTGTGCCAGAGCCTTGTAGTTTTCTTCTGCTTGTTGAATCACAACTGGATCTTCATGCATGAAAGGAAGCATGCCAGAACCATCTGGAGCAGAGAATAACTTAAATTGATCCGTAGCGGCTAGGTCACCACGAGCAGCCTTAAGGGCATCCGACATATCAGCACGTTTTGCGGCTAGGTCTATCATGGCATGTGGATCACCAATGGCAGCACGTAGCACTGTACCTACTTGCTCGGTATCTTTTGAGTCACCAAGTAAGTGTGCCAATAGTCCTGGGTTGCTAGATGAACGAACCATTGGATGGTTAATAGCATAAGTCTTATCGTTTTTAGCAAAGTCTTCAAGGACTGGTGTAAAGCGATTTTTAACACCATTCTGTGCTTTAGTAATATCTTCAGCAGCCTTGGCTGCATCTTCGGCAGTCTTAATTGCACCTACGCCAAGTTCACTTGCCTTAAGTGCTTTTAGTGCTTTACTGCCACCCAAAGTTAGATCTAACATAACGTCTTTGTAAACGTCTAATGATCCAGTTGCTATACGACCAAATGCGTTTTTCTTAAATGTTTCTTCGCGTTGAGCAGGATCATAAATATTAAAATTATTATTAAACACATGAGCGTATGGAGCAGCTATTGCCTGACCTAATGAAATATCATTGGATGCATTCCATGCTTTTTTCCACATGTTTGGATCAAAATATGATAAAGGTGATTTGATAAAAGCATCTTCAGCAAGATTAATAGTTGTTGCTGGACGATAAAGAAGATTTCTATTAACTGCTTGAACCGTATTCAACGCGGAGTTGAGTCCAGGTATTTTACCAATGGCTGTAAATGTAGGGGCAATGTTGCCTTCTAAACGCTTGGTAGCACTATCAAGTGTATTGGAAAAACCATTCCACTGTTCATTGTCATTGACAAGTGATGTGCCAACATCCCATGCAAAACGAGGGACTGCTGTTCCTAGCTGCCAAACATCTTTAGCGGCTGTTTCAACAGCACCACCCACTGCTTTAGCAGCATCACCAATTCTGTTCCATATACTCAAAGCATATCCCTTAACTGGCGAATGACAGCTCTAGTTTCTGGTGAAGTCTCTGAGCGACCAGCAATAAATGAAAGTGCTGGCATGTACATTGCTAGATTTGCACGAAAGTTATCATCTGGTTGATTGCTTAAGCCAAGGGCTTCTGGTCCTGCTCCAGGTCCAATTGGTGCACCAGTAGTTACTGGTTCATTAGGACGCTGTGTTGGCGCATGCAAAGGAATGACGGTGCGGTCCTGTGCTGCTGAGTCAATTGCTGAAGGTGGTAGAGGTTTAGCTTCTACTGCTTTAGCCATAGGTGCTGAACTCTCAAGATTGTTAAAATCTTGGTTTTCGCCATAAGGCATACCTGTCATTTGCTTTACTGCTTGCTTTGATGCTGGTCCGCCATCGGTGCGTTGGGACATAGCCCCTGGGCCTGATTGAACAGCTGGCTTGTTTGGAGCTTGGTAGCCACCTTTTCCTGCCATAATCAGTCTCCTTCTTTTAATGTCTCAATGGTTCGGGCTGCATACTCGTGAAAGGTTTGTTTATCTTCCACGAAACTTGCGTGGGTCTGTAACATCTGACTCGCTACAGAAAGTGCGCCTGCTATATCAACTAATATATCGGCAGCTGTTTCAACAACGAGGGCGTAGACATCGTACTTGGTTACCCGCGTAGCAATCTTGCCCTCGTCGTCAATATTCAATTTTTACTTCATTGGCTTTCCAGCAGTGGTGCCCACGCCTTTTGTGCCAGAAGGTTGCTTTGTGAAAAGAATTGTTGAAGCGCCTGGCTTTGTTGAACCAGACTTTGATTGGATCTTTGTCTTTTGTGTTGTTGCATCAGAAGATCCGTGTCCACCTTGATTCTTTGGTGAAGGAACCTTTGTTGTCAATGATGACTTCATTGTTGCCATTTATTTTTTCTCCTATAGGGATTAGTGAACAGGGGTAGTACTAGACCGCTGTCCTTCTGAGTACTCCCGCAGAAAGTTGCGGCGCACCAGAAGATGAAAGTCCTGCAAGTAATGTTTGTAGTGCAGGTCTACCGCCAGGAGCCATACCTTCTTGTCCTGGAGCAACACCAGTCATGCGACCAGTTGGGTTAAGCCCTTCAGGCATTTGCCCTTGAGCACTAGGCTCCCCCAAAGGAACCTGTCCTGGGGCCTGTGCCTCACCAGCGGCTGCAACTTCAGGGGAAACTTCTTGAGCCTGTACTTGTTCTGGCTCAAATGCTTCTTCAATAACTTCTTCAATTGGCTTACCTGCTTGACGGCCAGCAATTACCTTAGCCATTGAGGATAGAATCTTTGAAGGGTCTTGACCCTGTGCAACCATTGCAGGTAGTGCTTGTGCATAACCTGATACTGCTTGAATTAACGCATCGCGCAATTCTTCAATTTCAACTTTTTCTTCTTCCATTGTGACGTTAATTTCCCAAGGCATCTGACGACGTAGGAAGTCACGAGAGATCAACTTATCTCCACGAGCTTGTAGTCCAAAGACCAAAGCACGGTTTGGATCTAGTCCAGCCATAAGACCATAGGTTACATCGCACCAGTAGTCACCCTGGATTGCATCCTTTGGCTTGTATGTGATTTCATAAGGAGCACCAGCGTTAACGCCACGTACTTCTTTCTCAATATCACCAAATAGCTTTTCATCCATCATAAAGCAGATACGCATTACGTGACGAAATGTTTCAGATAGAACTGCTTGAGCAGTCTTAACCTGTGTATCAAATCCACCCATGAGTGCTTGTACACCACGACCAGTAACGATAGAACCTGACTGCTGTCCTAGTCGTCCTTCAGGATAACGTGATCCTGTACGTAATTCAGCATCAAGTGCTGCTGTCTCTTGGAAGATTCCATTAGGAATATCTAGACCAACACGACGGATCTTTTCTGGGTTAGCAGAACGGATAGTTGCATCTGGTCCAATTTCAAGTACGTTCACATCTGAAGGTAGGGCAAACGGAGCCTGTACAGATTTCTGTGCTGCTTCCAACTGAAGTGTTGCAAAACGAGCACGAGCAACTTGTACCCACATGATGTCGTCAAACTGTCCACGTTGGTGTTCATCTGAATCTACACCTGGACGAGTAGCGATAATGACAGGTAGTTCACCAAGAGTATTCTTGGCACGTTGAAGAAAAAGGTTCTTGCGCTCTGGGATGAAGAGAACTAACTCATCCTTATCTTGATAGCGAAATACCTCAAGCATACGCTCTGAGCTGCGTGGCTCATAAGGACCCTTGATCTCTGCTTCCAACTCAGGGAAGTCATTGATAAGTTCACGTACTGTCTTCTGGTAACGCTTGGTGTAAGAGATGAGTTTATTAAATCTATCGTATTCTGGATAGGAACCAATTGGGCTATCAATACGGATCATTGGGCGATTGTTGTCATAATCTGGCTCAACAATGAAAGCCAACATACCAAAGGTAATGTAGCGGTCTGCACCTGAGTACATCATGGTCTGAAGGTTGCAAGAGTCACGGTATCCAGCAGCGATCATGGTGCGGACATCGGCACGTTTTCTAGCACGATCTGATGTGCTATTAGTTGTCATGCAAGAGAAAGTAGGAAGTGGAGCAATTACTTCTGATACGTCGCGAGCTGCAACGTCAATGAAGTTGGCAACCATTGGCTTTGGAAACTCATCAGGGAACATGCCAGGGAATACCTGTTGGATGTTGCCTTGACGAATTGACATGAGATCAGACCAACGCGAATCACGCGAATGATAATGGTCACGTAGTTTGCGGACTTTTACCGCAAGTACGCTAATATCTTGGGCCATAGAATGTTCCCCCGTTGGCTGCTAGTTTTTCTTGTAATTGTGCGTATTCTTCTAAGTTGACTACTCTGCGCTTAGCAAGGTCACCTCTTGTTACAAATGGATTCTTAACAAAGGATCCACCGTATGCACCTGATTGGTTGATGTAGTCACGCATCTGCGTTTCTGCAAACCATAGAGCCATAGGCCCGTCTTGCTTATTCTTAGTTCCCGCCGACCAAGTTATCAACTGCTCAATCAGAGCCTTGATGTGTTCGTTGTCGGTTCGTGGCAATTCCAGTAGGTTACTTCCGCGTACGTGTTTGCCTTGGTTGTCAACAGAACCGAACAGTCCCGCCATAGATGCGACACCAAACTCGGCGTCCATCTTGTTGTTGCCTGTGTAGTGTTGAACCAGGCGTATTCCTCTAGATGAGAGGAAGCGGTTAATTTCTTCGTCTTGAGTAAGGAATAACTGAAAAGCGTTCTTTTCAATTACCCAAACCTTTGGTCGGTACTTCTCAGTCCAACTCTTAATTAAATCTCTGATCTGTGCTGGTGTAGGCGCAGGCATTCTAGATGCCTCAAGTAAATAACGCTTACCAGTAGTTCTATCTCCAGCCATAACGACTGAGAAAGTATCTCCAGACATCGCTGGGTCCATAGAGGCTACGATGTACTGATCGCCTAGACCATCTGGATAGCCAGGAGATCCTGGCTGCATTGGTCCGATAGGGCGATAGCCATTGACGGATCCGCGTACACACTCTGGACTAAAGATTGCAGAAGACTCAACGTCCTGCTGTTGGTAAACCATTGCCCACGTCTTTGGGTCAATAAGACCACGACGCTTGCGTAGATGTTCACCAGACCAGCGAGGGTATAAACCTTCTTCATCCATTGGTGTATCGTCAGCATCCCAAGGGCGATCTGACTTAGGCCATAGGGTAACCCAATCCTTTGGGTCATCCTTAAATTCAAGTACAGCTGGCATAGCCAGATAAGTCCAAGGTGACTTGTTATCTGGGTAGCGTTCTGGGTTACGCATTTCGCGGTAGAGATCCATAGGATCTACGCGTGTGCCTACAACCAAGATCTTTCCAGTTGGACCAACACGGGTAAGTACTTCCTGTTGGATCCAGCGTAACTGCTTTTCGTACTCGTTAGCGTTGGCTAGAGTGACACAGTCATCAAGAATAATAAGATCGGCGCGGGCACCATAGATCTGACCGCCAATACCCAAAGCCTGAACCGTAGGGTCTTTTTCACCTGAGTCTCTTTCAAGGTAAATGGCATCTTGCGTCCATTTCTCGGCGGTAGCTTTGAAGCCTTCCACTGGAGCATAACGTCTTTGGAGTTCTGCCCATTGAGGGGAAGTAAGTCTTTGCTTGATGGCATAGAGGAACTCCTTGGCCATAGCCTGAGTCTTTGATACCAGTTTGATACGTACGTTGGGATTTGTGACAATCCGATAAGTTACGTAGTCAATTGAGACTGTCATAGATTTGGCATGCTCTGGGGGCATATTGACTAGGACGTAATTCTTAAAGCCATCTTCGTAGGTCATGTTGCCGTGTAGCCAGGCAGGCTCACCATCTTCTAGCAGTGAGGTAATGTTGCGCTGGTGCGGAAAGGTCTTGCTGTTGAGATAGCGCGATCTAAATTCTTCAAATGAGATTGCCGCATCTTCTTCGGCGATGACACCCTTGCGCTTGCTAATGACGCGAAGCAGGTCGATGGCTTCCTTGAATTGCGGATCGGAAGCCCGATAGTATTCGTAAGACTTGACCGACTTGCCGACGGCGCGGCAGGCATCCTCAACGGTGATGCCATCTTCAATCAGCGCGAGAAGGCGCTTCTTGGCATCGGGGGCTGAAAGCTTAGCACCTGGAGCTAGTTTGTAGCTGTTGCTTCTTTCACTCAATTGGTAATCCTTAATTGGGGGCGACCCTATGGTCGCAATTGGGAGTTAATTAGGGGGCGCCTTAAGCGCCTAAAAGTTTTTTAATCTTTCTATTGGGAAGCCTTCAAGGCTTACGGCTTCCTACCCTATAACTCCGTAGGCCCTAAAGGCCTACTACGTTATCTTACAATCCGTCTCACTGGCATCGTTCGCTTTAGGCTCACTCTGCCGTGAGCCGTATGTAGTTGTAATTTATTTTGCTCTCTACTAATACTAAGGGCGGGATGAGTCCATTTATCCCGCTTTTGTCTATGTGATCTTAGTCACACTGTCTAATGACAGTATTTTATACTGGTTATAGCCTATAAGATTTTCACCACACTTATGGCAAATCTCATTATATGAGACGTTATTTACCTGGCTAATAGCTTGGGGGATCCTATATTTAGAAAAAATATTTTGGTTGATAGTAGGGAGGGGAGACGGCAAAACTTAAAATGGGGCGGGTCGTTACCGACAAAATGAAACCCCGCCAGAGATTATCTTTACCCCTGCCCCGCATGGAATTAGGGGCATGGCATTATTTTGTAACCCGTAAATGCCCTGTATAAGCGGGCTTTAATTACTAATAGGGGCGGTAAATGGGGGTTAATGATTGGTTTAGATTGGTTATCCGATTATTCATGGTAAACAGTCCCCACAGCCCTATCTACCCCCTAACCGACAGCCTTGCCCTAACCGATAGCTGCCCCCGTATCCCTAGCCTTAACCCGTGACCCTTGCCCCTCTTATACCCCGATTACCCCGCGCCTATCGCGCCCCTATTGGGTAAGAATTGTTATCAAAAT